TGTGTCCGAGCAATCGAGCCAGCAGCAATGCAGCCCTTGCCCCTTGAGATGTTGTCAAACTGGAAAATAAAAGGTGTGCCGATGTAGCTCATCCGGCTGATACCCTTTTCCATGAACACCAAACCAAATTCACCACCACGGATGCCAACAATCTGACCACCATCAGCAATGTCTTGGAAATCTGCCTGTGTGACTTGGCTAGAACCCCATGCTGTTTCATCGTTGATGCCAGACCAACGAACCCTAGAAGGGTAAACAGTAGATGACTCAGTGGTGAAAGCAGTCACAACAAAATCACGAACAACAGTCAGGAACTTGCATACGGGCGCACCGGCAGCAAGGTCAGCAAATGCCGTTGATGTGCCCAATGTGTAGGCTTGCATCGGATCACTGTTGTTTGTCCCAATGATGACATTGCCAAACTGCGTAAACCTGAAACGGTCTGCGTTTGCGTTAGGCGTATATCCACCAGACTTTGATACATTGGTCAAAGCGCCAACACCAGAAACATCAAAAATCTTTGTGGAGCCAGCCGCAAAAAGTTTGGTTGCATTAGCCGGAGTCTTGCCAGCAACAAGCGTTGTCAGGTTTTCAGAGGCAGCAGCGGAGAATGTCGCAGCCGTAGGCAATGGCCCGTAACCAATGGCCTGAGACACTACATTCTTGGCATCGCTCAAAGCGCCAGAGATACCTGGCTGGTCCGGCATCCATTCGCCAAATGTTAGTTTTGTAGTTGCCATGTGTTGTTCCCGTTTGATGCAGGTGACCAAGAATTACTTGATGCGGCCACATCTTCCCATGTGTTTTCCGAAACTGTAATTTCAGACCATGTATTTTGATTGCTTGATGTGACTGTCCATGTGTTTTCTGATTCAGTATCAACTGACCAGCCACCACCATTTGTCGCAGCAGCAGAAACTGTTGCAGTGCCCGTTACTGAAGCAATGCCAGCATAAATTGCACTGGCAGACGCAATGACTTGAGCGTCACACACCACAGAGGCCACGCCATCAGCAACAACACCACCCAAAGCGGTTACCGTTGCAGCGCAAGACACTGAAGCATCAGCGGTACGCACACGAACAGCATCAGCGGTAACAGTCGCATTTGCAGTGACGCTGGCCTCTGCGTTTGCCACAATGCCACCAAGAGCCGTAACAGTAGCCTCTGCGGTGATAGCAGCATCACCAAACTGAACTCTTGTGCCACTTGCCGTAACAGTTGCATTTGCAGTTACAGCGCCAGCACCATACTGGACGCGAATCGCATCAGCGGTAACAGTTGCGTTAGCAGTAACAGCAGCGTTTGCATACTGAACACGGGTTGCATCAGCCGTTACGGTTGCATTGCAGGTAACGCTTGCATCAGCGTTCTGTACCCTTATTGCATCAGCAGAAACACTAGCCGATGCTGTAATGCTTGCACTTGCATTCTGAACACGAACAGCTTGGGCGTTTACAGTGGCCGTTGCATTGACAGAGCCGTAGGCATCCCAGAGCGTGACCGATGTTATGTAGAGTTCGCTATCCAGCGTGAGCGTCAGATCATCAAGACTAGCTTTTAGCTGGTCAAGACTATCTATCGTCCACGGTGGGAGCAAATCTGCCATATCAAGCCAAAGTTACGCTCAGTGAACCGATGGCAACACGGAAAACGTCACCAGTAGCAATTGCTTTAGATGCGTCCAGAGCCGTGTGATACAGCAAGTTACCAGCCGTAGATGCGTCACGGATTCCAATGTAGGAGACAGTGCCCCAAGAACCAGTGGCTTGAGGGAACTCAATGGCAGCACTGTTTGTGGAAACACCGTTTGATGGCGAACCAAACGTGATTGCTTGACGGGCGTAAGCGTTGCCACTCACCTCAGTGCCAGTGTCTGCGTCAGTTGGATCGCTTGTGTAAAGCGCCAAATACACAGCAGCAGGAGATGTGTAGGAAGTGTTGCGGAGAGTCGCGTTAATCAGCGCGTTCTCCAAGTAGTTCGACATTTCAGCCATGATTTACCTCACAGAGTTGTTTTGATTGCAAGCGGTACGCCTGAGTACTGACCTTGCTGGTCAGAGCGTGTGATTGACGATAGAGCACGATCAAACATAGAACCCCATGTGTTCAGTCGGGCATCGTTCATCAGATAAGGCTCTGCCTCAAGCAAAGCGCCATAAAGCAAAACATCAGGCGTGTTTGCCAAAAATACGTTGCTTGTGTTTGTGTCACTCAAGAATGCAGGAGCTGCAAAGTACAGCATTTGCACTGTATATACAGCGTCAGGAACAGGAGCAAGCTGGAAGTCATTAGCCAACACTGTGTAGTCCAGTGGCTTGCCTGACTCCCATGTCCTGGTGTTCCGTGTGAAAGCGGAAGGGCTTGAGTAGTTCAGTGGTTGCGGAGGATTGCCAGCAATCACCAAATCACGAACCTCAAGGAAATCGCTTGGCAACTCTACCGTGCTATCAGCCGCAACAGTGGAAGTCGTTACCGATTTCAGCATTTGACGAATACGCAGATCACGGCGCAAACGTGTTTCAGCCAAACGGATGAAGTCTGGAATTTGTGTGGTCAGGTCTGAACGAGCCAGATAACCAGCAATGGCTGTCTGCAAATCAGAGTAACTTGTAAAGCTCATTTAGATTACTCCTGAGTCTTGCGTGATGTGTTTCCAGTATCGACCGCTTCGTATCTGGTTTAAAGCAATTTTAGAACACCCAAATTCAATAGCAAGATCTTTTAAATTCTCGCCGCCAAACTTAGCTCTGCGTACTTGGTCATCAGAAAGTTTTGACATGCCATGAGACATACCTTTGGCTTGTCTATTTTTCTGAACTTTGTCTTGCACATTGTCCAGTGTTCTTCCAACTTTAAGATGATTTGGATTGACACAAGAAGGCATATCGCAGTCGTGCATTACAACCATGCCATCAGGAATTTTTCCAACAAAATGCTCGTATGCTTTTTTGTGGGCGCTTATTGTTTTTTCTCTACCTGCTGGCCTATTTGTTTTGCACTCTTGCGACAATCCAGAATGCACGAATCCAAAACATTTGAGGATTGGAACTAAGTCAGACAACATGAGAGATATGTACGACAGAGCAAGGCAAGGCAAAAGGAACTTGCCGATTGGTGAGTCAAATAACAAAGCTGTCCTGACGAAAGATAAGGTTGTTTACATTCGTTCTAGTGATAAAACTAATGGGCAGCTTGCTGAAGAGCTTGGGGTCTCAAAAACTTGTGTACGATTGGCAAGGATTGGAGAGACATGGACTCATGTTCCAATTGTTGACAAACTAACGTAAAATCAAGCTATGGAAAACCCTACATTTCGCAAATCTGTTGCTCACGCTGATGGTGAAGGCGGTTTGGTCATTCAAACTGCCCAAGATGTATCGGCGATTGTTGAGCGCAATAAGCAAGAGTTCAACAGCTATGACGAACGGGCCAAATGGTCTGATGAACTGTACGGGAATAAAGTTGCATCTATCCCATTCACTGCAATTGACGAGCTGAACCAGCAAGGCATCATGCGTGGATTCCATGTTATTGACCATCCTCGATTTGCGATGTGGTTGAACGATGCAAATAACAGAGCATGGCGAACACGCCCAGGAGTAATCTAAATGAGCTTCACCAGTTACTCTGATTTGCAGACAACAATCGCTGGCTATCTTGCGCGAACTGATCTGACCACACAAATCCCCGACTTCATCCGTTTGGCTGAAACCCGTCTGCGCCGTGATCTGCGCATTCGTCAGATGCTCAAGAGCGTGACCACTGCAACCGTGGCCGCTGATAGCACTGTTGAGCTGCCAAGCGACTTCCTTGAGGTGCGTGACTTTGTTGTTGTTGGCAATCCTGTTCAGCCTTTGAGCTACTTTAGCCCATCGGCATTTAACCGCAATACCCGCACATGGGAAATCGGCAAGCCTAACAGCTACACCGTGTTGGCAAATGACTTCCAGTTGTCGCCAGTTCCTGATACTGTGTACACGGTTCAGCTTTTTTACTTTGCCGCTCCTACGTTTTTGAGCGACTCAAACACAAGCAACGTCTTCTTGGCGAACACACCTGATGCTTTGCTGTATGGTGCGCTGCTTGAAGCTGCCCCGTATCTTATGGATGACGCACGAATCAACACATGGGGAACTATGTTTGATCGCGCAATGGCATCTATTACACGATCTGATGAGCAAGGTCAGTATTCAGGCGTACCACTTGCAATCAAAACAACCCTGTGAGGTGAATCATGTCTGAAATGTCGAACTACCTTGAGAATGCGCTGATTAACGCAACTCTGCGCAATACGTCTTACACAAGTCCAGCGACTGTGTATTTGGCGCTGTACACCTCTGATCCTACTGATGCTGATGCTGGAACTGAAGTTTCTGGTAACGCATACGTTCGTCAAGCAATCACGTTTGGCGCACCATCTGATGGCGTGAGTACAAACAGCGCAGCGATTGAATTCCCTCAAGCCACTGGCTCTTGGGGCACTGTTGCATATATTGGCATCCGTGATTCTTCTACGTCTGGTAACTTGCTGTTCCATTCGCCTTTGGATGCTTCTAAAGCAATCGCCACTGGTGACGTTTTCCGCATTGCCATCGGTTCCTTGAGCGTGACATTCGCCTGATATGGCTGATTTACTGCCACCGTGGACGATAGATAGTCTTGACCAGCTAAAGGCTAGTCTTGATGATCTGACGCTCACGCTGGACAGTGAACTCTACATAACATCGGTCACGCTG